AACCAACAAGTTGCCGCTTGCATCCAGCGTCATTGCTTGAGCCCACGATATTGTAGAGTCCGCAGCACCCGATATCGTGTTGTACCATTTATGCACGCCAAACGATTGTTCGTATAAAGATGCAGCGTTTGCGTTCAACCTTTTCCAATCTGCATTAAAGTAACTTTGACCGCCCACATAGAAATAATCAGAACTTTGCGAGCCTACCCAGCCGCCTTTAACCACAAGCGATTTGAATGTTGTATCCCAAACAGGTGTAGTGTTTGATAGCCTGACTTGCCCCTGCGCGTCAATGCGCATGGCTTCTGTGGCATCTCTAAAGAAGGTCAATGCACCGCTTGTATTTTGTATGCTGTGTTGGGTTGTTCCATTACTTAAATAAAATATTGGTGTTCCGCCACTTACATAAGAACGAACTGCACCATTGACATCTAGTTTAGTTCCTGGAGATGCGTGTCCAATCCCGACGTTGCCCTGAGCAATGTAGTTATCACCACCATCTGTATCGAATTGCAGTTGAACATTGCCTGAAGAATCATAGCCTCTAATAAGACCATCATCAGAAGCGTCTGTTTGCACTACTAAACCACCACCTGCTCCGCTGTTTGCTCTAAGCGTTGCAAGAACTTGCTGAGTCCCAGAAGGAGAAACAGTCAAACCGTCGCTAACCAAAGTACCCGTTACGTCGATGCCTGTGGAAGTGGTGGCTAGTTTGGCTGAATCATCGTGATAAAGGGTAACAGCGCCATCAGCAACAGCGGTTATCATGTATTCGCCAGTATACTTATGTATTTCTACAGCATCATTACCACGTAAAATAAGTTTGCCTGTTCCTGCGTCATCAATGCGACTATGACTACCATCATGATAAATCTGTAGGTCTTGAGAATTCCCCAGGCGAATCTTCTCGTTATCACCGAGATCGATCTGATCAACGTTAATCGTATCAGCCTGGACTTTGACATTACCGCCAGAACGGACTGCAATAAGATAGTCCGTCGGTAGTAATGATCCACCATCTGAAAGCTCTGAAATCTTAGACATAAGTCACCTCTGGTTGTATTTTAAGGCATTACAGGCCAATCTTCATCATTCAGATTGGGCCAATTTGCATGATTTGGTAAGTCTCTTAGCTCTTGTCTATACGCTTGATATTCTAGCTTTTTCTCTTCTGATAACGGGCTATCTGAAACCTGAGTCCAATCAGTATCCGATAATCGCTGATTCCTGGTTAATCTTGGTTGATCTGTGACATCTACAACTTCAACCGATATTTGTATTGGGATGCCATCTTGAATTTGATATTCATCTGGCGAATACCATCCTTCAACATATCCTTCGCCTTCATTGATTCTTTGATCAATGTTTTGAGTAAATACATTAGACGTAATTTTCCCAGATGAAAGATTATACTTTGTGAACCTCATCGCTTTAACTCCAAAGCTCTAAGATATGGGAATCTTCCATAAACATTATAAGAAGGAACACGGCCTATCTGCATGATATAAGTATGCGTTCCAGCGGCTGGCTGATCTAAGTATGAAACGCCTAACTGTAATCCAAGATTTTTATCCATATATGGGTTATAAGTATAATAAATTAACGTATATGTGGCTCCAGTTTTGCGCCAAAGCCAAAGCTGAACTGCTGTGTAGGTGTTGGTGTAATACGTTGAAGCAGCAAATTCAAACGAAGCAAATAAATCAATAGGACCACCTTCAGTGACGATTGTTACTGATGCTTCGTCCGTGGATGAATTATATGTTGGATTATTTGCTGCATTTATTGTTGTTGCTGTAGTTGAACTATTGAAATCAACCTCAATCCCAGAGACAGCATTTAGCGCGATTTGATTTGTATCAACGCCGCCACCCGCGATGATCAGTTGCCCGCCAGATGTATCTAACGTTACGCCATCGATATTTATTCTATCAGCAGATATGGTTCCTGTCGTAATTAATGAACCAGAAATAACCACATTTGTTCCCATGTATATGTTCCCGCTAGTAACGGAAAAAGGAACGATAGGCGTGTCTGAAGTAGATAATGGGTCAACGACAGAAAACTTATCAGCAATGACTACAAATTCACTTGTAGGTGTACCTGTTGCAGATGTGGACGCTAGACCGAATCCAGCTATCCGATCATTATTATCAATCTTGACCGTATACTGGGCTTCCAGGCCATTAATAGATGTAGCCTGGGTGCTGATTGATGTCGTGTTGCTCCCAACCGTGGTTGATAGGCTCGTAAGACTGCTAGAAATGCTAGTAATAGATCCTTCTGCCGAAGTGACTCGTGTATCTATCCCGCTAATCGCCGTGGCATTTCCAGAAATATCCGTTTCTGCTGATGTCAAATCAGATTGCAGCGTGGTTATATCTGCTGCTTGAGAAGTAATTGATCCTTCTGCGCTTGTAACTCTAGTCGTTAAGCTGCTCAGAGCCGTTGAATTAGTAGATATATTGCCTTCAGCGGTCGTTAGATCGGATTGAAGTGTGGTCACATCAGCGGATATGCTGGTAATAGATCCTTCTGCGCTAGTAACTCTAGTGTCCAAAGAACTTACCGCCGTTGAATTAGACGATATGTTACTGTTTGCAGTTGTTAATCCAGATTGAAGTGTGGTTATATCGCTAGACTGAGATGTGATAGTCCCTTCAGCGGATGTAACACGAGTATCTAATGCGCTTATTGCCGATGAATTCGTTGTAACGCCTGATTGGGCAGTAGTTAAACCGCTTTCCAAATTAGTGATAGATGTGGACTGAGAAGTAATTGTTCCTTCTGCGCTGGTAACCCTGGTATCCAATGAGCTAACGGCAGAAGCATTTGCTGCTACGGTTAATTCTGCAAGATCTAAATCGCTTTGAAGTGCTGTAATAGAACTAGACTGAGACGTTATCGTACCTTCCGCAGTCGTTACCCTTGTAGTTAGTGAACTAAGACCTGTTGCAGTAGCATCAACCCCAGTAGTCGGATCATTGACCGTAGATTCTAAAGCCGTGATCTGGCTTGATTGACTCGTGATGTTATCTTCACTTGCAGTCGTTCTAACGTCTAAGGCTTGAACCGCTGCGGAAGATCCTGATACGAAGTCTGTAAGCTCTTCTAATTCGACATCAACATCACCTTCAGTCGTAAGTAAATTAGCTGATTCATCCGCTACCTTGGTTCTGTAATTAACATCTTGAGTAAATGATGCATCTAACGTGGTTACTGCTGATGAATTGCTGTCAATATCATTCTCAGCGGTTGTTACCCTTGTAGTTAGTGCGCTAAGCCCCGAAGCTGTCGCAGCCACACCTGTAGAGGCGTCATTAACTGTTGATTCTAATGCAGTGATATCGGATGCATTAGTGGTGATGTTCCCTTCAGCCGTAGTGACTCGGGTAGTTAGGCCGCTGATACCAGTCGCATTTGTGGTGATGTTCCCTTCTGCTGTCGTTAAATCAGACTGAAGCGTAGTAATGTCTGAAGTGTGCGAAGTGATCGTTCCTTCAGCCGCAGTTACTCTAGTAGTAAGGCTAGAAAGACCAGATGCGTTCGCTGCAACACCCGTTGATGCATCGTTTACTGTATTCTCAAGGGCTGTGACATCACTTGATATGCTTGTTACCGTACCATTCAAAGATGTGACAGTTGTATCTAAAGCAGATATCGCAGACGCATTTGTCGTTACATTAGAATTAGTCGTACTTAACGAAGACTGAAGACTCGTAATTGCTGATGCATTCTGGGCAATCTCGCCATCCTTCAATGATACCCATTGAGTGCTATCCCAGTAGTATGGATGATTGTTATCATCTGAGTCATACCATCTTGAGAAATCAGGGATCGGATCTGGAATACCGCCAACGCCAGCAACAGGTGCTGATGTTTGAATGTAGATATCGCTAACGCCAGTCGTTAGATCTACAACGACATCTTGAAGACTAGATAAGCTGTTTGAAACAGACGTGATCGATGAATTCAGAATCGCATTCTGATCACTGACGTAGATCGCAACATCGCCTAGATTCTGAATGTCTACATCCGCGCCCGTTTCTAAATCTAAGACATCGCCTGCTTCGGTTTCGACCAAAAGAATATCTTGAGCAAGGATAGAGTTAAGAACATCACTTTGGCCTAATACCGTAGTTCCATCGGTGTCATATAAATCAGTTCCGACAGTCGCCCCAACGGTGGCATTATCTTCTGGCGCATTGGTAGAACCAGAGACATCAGACCACTCTACTCTTCCGACTGTGGCGAAGACTGTGGTATTAGGATCAGCGTTTGGTTCTAGGTTGGATCTAGCTTCGGCTGATGTGCCTTGATATTTTATAGCCCTAACCCAGTAGTAACGGGTATCGCCAGGACTTACTGCATCAATACCGTTAGCGAAGTCATGAACAAACTGAGTCCCGTCTGTTTCACCAATCTTGACCGCTGATGAAAAGTTACCATTCGGTGACGCGTAGACATAGATAGATTCGTAGTCTTTATTGTTGGGCGGATTAACCCAATCCAATTCAACGTTCTTCAGACCAGCGGTGGCGCTTAGACCAGATGGGCTAGGGACTCCACGGAATCCAGGCGTAATGTCACCAGTAGCCGTGATTGTAGAATAGTCTCCGACAGCAGGATCTGCATAAGACGTGGAAGAATCTTCGCGTAATGTAAGATTGACCCCACCTTCTTCACTGAAGGTCCATCCTAGACACTGAAAGACTTTGTTAGACCAGCTTAGTTCATCGATAGAAACCTGAACCCTGTCTCCGACAGCAACACGCATCGCTGATAAATTCGCAGGGAAGGTTACGACTTTTTGCTGATCGGAAAGCTGGATTAACTTGTTTGAAATCCGCTGCGCCATGTAGGACGAATTCGTCATATTTAGCGCAATTTCTTTGTCTAATACTTCACCATTGTCTCTAGTGACAGCATCCGCTAGTTGAACTTCAGGAAATTCAGTTGACTTGTAGTTTTGACTAGGATCAATGAAGACCCCTTTGATCGTGTTGAATCGATCACCACGTTCCAAAGACGTTTTAATCGATAATCCAGATATCAGATCATCTTCGTTCAGGCTTATAGCTGGTGCTTCGTAGATCCCAGCACGCATGACGTACTTTCCATTCACATAGGAAAGCATCCCGTTCATTGAACTTAACAGCTTGTTGATGTTCGTTCTATGGGAATCAGTACCGAACAGAACACCGTTACAGGTAAACCTAGACTGAGAACCGCCAGGAACCGAAACGGAAACATCGCAACCGTTCGCAGCAGTGACTACCGCAGGCCAATCAATCTTAGACGCTGCGATGCCCATGCCATAATCGGAATTTATTAAGTAGTCAACCAAGCATAACGCTGGGTTATCGCCGTAGGCTATATAGCTTGCGTTAGTGATGCCTTGCCCGTAAGTAGAAACAGCAGCATATTCTAGTCGTGGATCATACAGCTTCTTCCCTTGAACCAGAGCCTTGATGTTTTGTGGCGTATATTTATCCCAAGTCTCTTGAGAATCTTCGTCTAACGTCCATTTGGTGACGATATAGGCGATTCCCTTGCCTTGGTGGGCAGATGTCCATCCTGTGAAAGCTGCAACAAGATCACTATCTGCTGCCTGTGTAGATGTTCCTAGATACTTGTTGATCTTAACGATCGTTTTTGAATTCTTCGGCCCAAAGATCCCAGAGCCTGTAACGTTACCGCCTGAACTAGAACCACCGCCAATTTCAGAATCAGGAATAACAACATCATCAAAATGCATATCAGTGATGTCATTGACTTCATGGCCTGCTAAGGCGATGGCGTAATAGAGATCTTTGTTATCGGTATTAGCCGTACCTACGAAGGCAATAGGCCCAGAAACAAGAGTCTGGCCATAGATGATCTTATAAGGTTCGGTAGTAGACTTAACGGTGGCTTGACGTGATCGATCAGTATCGATCTTGGGCATTTCTACTTCAAAAAGATCCATGACCTTTTTAGCAGCAAACGTGCCTGCTACAAGCAATGCTCCACCAAGAGCTAAAGCCGCACCATAGCTAATAGACGCACCAACTAAAGCTGCTGCTGTATATCCTACTGTGGCTAATACAAATGGAATTACTTGAGGCATATATTCCAACCTGATGCGATATGTTCTTCAGGGATTCTAATCATTCCCTTGTGAACTAAACAGACTGCCGTATTGCCTAATTTAACGCCCATCACTTGGCCTTGAGGCGTTTTGACAATCACAGGGCATCCATCCTTTAAAGATTTTATATCTTCCGTAGGCGTCCCTAAAACGCTTGCAGCAGTGTCTTCCAGATCACCAAAGTCCTTGATAATAGACTCAGCATCTGTCTCAGAATTATAGTGGAAATCGGCTAGATAGTCTTTTCCTGTAAGCTCTTTAACTATAAAACCTGCGAACTGACAGCAATCAACCGAACCGTAATCAAAGTCTTTTCTTTCCCACTTATTCAGGGCTTGTAGGACTTGAATCATGCCATTTCGCGGCGTTCTTTGATGTCGCCTGGGGTCTGCGGGTTATCTACTGGCCCATTATTAGAAGCACCCCACTTGATCTTAGCGCCTTCAACTTTGTGAATATGACTAAAGAACAAATCGCCAGAATATCTCTGCTGTTGGTTGGCATTGGTATACATCAGGTTTTTAGACTTATCAAACCGTGATAGCTCAGACTCAGCTATAAGCTGGATAGCATCACCACCATCTGCCCCGACGGTAAGATTCATCTGATCCATAAACCCAGCCCAAACCTGGATAGGCGTATCAATTAAGGTATCGTCTGAATCTAAGACACCAAGGTAAACAGTCACTGGATGCATGAAGTAATCTTCCGTCAACGCAGCGCCTGATATCGTGGCATCTAAACCGGATAGCGTAAGAGTAATGGCATAAGGGCTAACATCAACGCCTTCTTCTACTTTAGAAATAGAACCTAAGTCTCCGACACCTAGCCAGTTTTGTGAATCCCAAGTATAAGTTCCAAGCCCGTTATGAACGTAGAGCGTCCCAGACGGAAACTCCAGCTTGGCGAACATGACCAGATTAACATTCTGGGCCTGAAGCGCTGTATTAACTGCTGTAGAAAAGCCCCTAGTCATGCTAGAACATCTTCTATTGCTTCTATTTTGAAGTTAGATACTCGACCTGGGCGCGTATCCCATGACGCAGTAGACGTAACGATCATCACCGCTAAAGGCGTGACAAAGTTGATAGGATCGTTATCATCCGGTGATTGTCTCAATGGTGGTGCAATAGGAATCGTGATTTCACCGATTCCGCTGGTAGAACAATCAGCCGTGACGATGTGAAACTCGTTATTAAACGCCACATAATCACCAGCTTTGAAATAGTTCGTATTGCTTAAATCAGCACCATCAGCAATCACGCTAGAACCAGTCTGGCTTGCGCCTTTAACCTTCAGGTTTGTAACAGAATCACCGCTAGGCGCATTACCTGATCGGTTATATCCGTAATCAGTGAAATACATCCTATGGACTTGCCCATCTAGCTTAGCCAGGAATGCTTGCATCTTGGCCCTGTCGGAACCAGTCAGATTATTAAACGTCGCGGTGGTCTTCCAATACGAACCTTTCCTAGTCGTTGTCTGAATGGCATTGGTCAGCGGAGACTGAAACATCTTGGTATTCGTTACCAGTTCCCAGGTCTGAGTAGTCGGAGTTACACCGACATCTGTGGCGAATGTATAAGTTGTCATGCGAACCGCCTTCTACGCATCAAGTCTTGCACAGTAGCGATAGTCTGTTGTGACGTTACTTGCATGGCTTGCTGGATCTTGATATCTACTTCTGGGCCTGCGCCTCTAGCATCTACGTTATTAATGATAGTGATACCTTGACCGCCTTTTGTATGATCAACAACCGTTTCGTTCGGATGGAGCATAGCAGGGAATCCACCCTTGCCATCCATACCGCCAGCCCTAGCACCAAACCCAGTGAAACCACCACCTTCGAATGACTGAGCTTTGATCTGGGCTACTTGCGCCAAACCAGCGGCTACCTGCGCCCCTGCCATGATGAAACTTAGCGGCGGTGGATAGCTAGATAATGCAAGAGTAGCGCCCTGGTAGGTTTGCATGATCGCTTGTGCAATCTGAAATGCCTTATTAAGTTGAAAGAGCTTTTTATTATTACTTGCTACGCCTGCGAACTGACTGCCTAATTCACCAAGAACGTGGGCAGTCTGAGCCGTAGTTGATTTCATCATGAATTCGTCGTATTTCTTTTGACCTTTGATCTTTTGCTCTTGGAAGAAACTCATTTTTTCAACGACTTTCTTTCCTTTCTTATCTTCTTCATCTTCCATGCCGCCAGTGACACCAGCAATTTGCTCTGCTGTCCTTCTGACGCTTGCTTGTATTTCTTCAAATCTAGTTAAAAGAGCATCTCCAGGCGGCGGGTTTGTTAGAAGATTAGCCAACTCGACCTGCGTAGCTTGGAGTGCTGCTTTCGTTTCTTCAAAGGATTCTGCGAATTCGTTTTTTTCAGCGACAAGCGTTCCGTTCCGATATGCCTCAGTCAGACGATCAATTTCTCGTCTAGCGTCAATCGCGCCGATTTCGCCTTTATGCATCTGCAATTCGACAGCTTGAATCTGTTTTTTTAATTCATTGACGTTAGATCGATCAAGAATGCCTGCAACCGTGTTTTCGATTTCCTTATAAAATAGAAGGACTTCTAATCCCATCGCTTTGACAGTGACGAACGCTGTCTTGATTGAATTGATTGCATTGAGAACGTTTGCGAAACTATTCACAACAGCGTTTGCGACTCGTTGACCTATTGTTCCGAAGTCTTCTGAATCTAACGCTGACTGTCTGAAGCCGTTAGCTATCCCATAGATGATTGGTGAAAATGCAGTCGCAAGCTGATTGCCTAACCCAGTGAATACTGCCTTGGCGCGAGTAACTTCATCATTCGCCATCTCAATTTGAGCCGCATCGACTCGAGATACTGCAAGCCCTAACTTCTGAGATTCTTCGGCCATTTGTCGAAGACCATCAGCACCAAGACCTAGCGTGTTGACCAATGCAACACCTTCAGAATCAAATAGCTTCATGGCCAATCTGACACGATCAGACTGGGATTCAACGCCACCCATAGCTTCAGCAATCTTTTCCATTTGCTGATCTAGTGGTAGTTTTTGTAGTTTTTGCGCGTTTAAACCAAGCTCTATCAATGCGCCTTTGGCTTCGCCTGTTCCATTAGCAGCTTCAGCGACTCGTCTTACAAGTCTCTGCATTGCCATGTCAAGCGTTGATGTTGATACGCCTGTTATTTCAGCAGCATGACGTAAACCAGAAAGGGCCTCAGTCGTTGCTCCGATTTTGTCTGCTGTTTTTGCGAGATTGTCGATAGATTCCATCGACATTTTGGTTAGTGCTGCGGTGGCCGCTGTGCCGACAGTAGCGAATGCGATGCCTATTTTTGCGACCTTGATAGACGTTTGAGCCGCGACACTGCCTATAGATGAAAGACCTTTAGAAGCCTTGCCAAAGACCCTAGAAAACTGGTCTTCTGCGCTTATTGGAATTCTAACGGGATTTGCTGCCACTTTCTTTCACCTCAAAGTAAGACACCCAGCCTTGAAATTCGATCAAACCCATTTCCATAATTTCATCAACAGTCTTATGAAGATGTTCCGCTAACTGGTAGCAGAAGAATAGGGCTTGATCGTTTTTCAGTTTCCCGATATGTCTTCCGCTTTGGGCTGCATTTCAGCGATTTCGCCAGCAACCCTAATTAACACGTCAGGATCGACCGAACGAAGGATCTCAACCATCTCCAACTTCTTGAAGCATGGTTCACCATTCTCATGCACTAGATAATAGATCAGCGTCAATGCCAATCCTTCATCCATCTTATCGCCAGTCAATTTAGACTGAATTTCCATCTTCTTTTTGACGGAAATCTGTGGCCGTACAAAATAACGACCACCCCATTCTGGAATATCTAGCGGCTTCGGTTCTTGAGCTAAAACGTCCTGATAATGTTGCTTCGCTTTTTCAAGGATGCTCATTATGAAACAGTGCTAGCTGTTAATGCACCAGAACCTTGTAGCGTGATTGATGCTTCAACCATACCGTCAAACGACGCTGATCGACTTACGCCTGTAACGATAGCCGTTCCAGTGTAATAGGTATCACCAGTAGTAGCGCCTTCAGGATAGAAGCCAATCGTTACGCTAGATCCAACGGTTAATGCACCTTGCCCGTTAGTATCAGTTTCGTCCCAGTACACATCAGCAGAGCCAGTGAATGACGTAAGCGTTGAGATAAAAGTTCTCGCCGTGTCAGTCATTACTGTATCTTCAACAGTGTCGCCAGTTTCTTCGATGGAAAAAGATCGCAATTCGGCAACCGTATTAGCGCCGACTTTGACGATACCATCACGTCCAATATGTGTTGCCATTATTCAACCTCTTCTTGTTCAGTCTTCTCTTCTTTCTTAAGCGCTGCTTTGGGCTTTGCCTTAGAAACTTCTTTCCATCCCAGGTTGATCATTGATTCAACTTTGGACGGATGTGGAACTACTTTAGTTTTCCCATCAGGGCTTACTAATTCCATGATTCACCTATAACGCCGCATCAGGCGCATTAGTTGCTGTTCTGTATTGTACGACATAATTCATCGTAACTACACCAATAGGTTGATCACCATCGCCATTATATTCAATCTCAGTCGATGATAAGAAACTATTCTTAGCCAGCCCATTGATAGTTTGATCGCCAGCCATTGCGGTTTCTACTTCTTTGCAAATATCGTCAATCTTATCGTCGAATTCAGTGATGCTTTTAACATATCCTTCGACAGTGATATTCAGAATTCTATTTAAAGTCCCGACAGAACCCATGACATCTATTTCTGAATCTTCAGACGTTGAGTAAATCAACAGCCCTGGAAGATTGCCTGAAGCCATCGGATAGACACGAGACTGATAAACGTTGCTTCCGGTTGTAGCCAATCCTGTTACGTTCGTAGCAATTCTTTCGCGGATCTGTTGTCTGATATGATCAGCCATTATTGTAATTCCAGAATCAGCGCGACAATGCCAGTATTATCAGGCTGGACATTAACTACCTTATAAGTCGTTGCAGCCCTGATGACATTATCATCTAAATCAGTAATCGCAGCGAACGCTAACGAATCTCCAAATGAAGCATTGCGAAGATCTTTTGCCTTCCCATAAACAATCGGCTGATCACTGTTCACACCGACTGTTCCACCATCTATTTCAAGATATTCACGATCAAGAATGACTTTGATAGATACAGCAGAGCCACCGCTAGGCGTATAGGTGCAAGCTACACCATGCCCATAATCGGAGTCGAAGTATCCATCAAAATCATTATCGAATTCTAAGGCCATCTATCGAGTTACCAATGATTCTACTTTCTTGGTTTTCTTTGGCTCTTTTTCTACTTTGAATTCTACGGCATGACCTGAACTGATGAACTGTCTAGCTTCAGCAGATGACACTAGAACAACATCGCCTTCCTTTCTAGGAACGCCGTGAATATGACAAGGAACTTTTACAACAATTTCCATAATAAACCTCATAAGTTAGGGGAGCCGAAGCTCCCCGCCCTTATTAGCTATTAGCTAGCTACGATGTCCTTAATTACCGCGAAAGATTCGGGATAACGAAGAGCAACGTCCATGTCTTGGAAGAACGCCAATCGGGTTCCACCAGAAGTAGACAGGCTAGCTTGATCGACTACAACGTCAACGCCGCTATAGAACCCAAGCATGATCTGGCTGAAATCGCCGTAGATCAATGCTGAAAGGTTCGTTCCCGTGCCTTTTGACAGGTCAGAAGGAACAAGCGTTGATGAAGCTACTCGCGTGCCGAGAACAGTTCCATCAGGATCCATGATGAAGTTACCTTCAACACCAGATGCTTGCTTGGATACAGTTCGCAGTGCAGCGATAACCTTGGGGTTGGTCAAGAAAGCAGTGTCGTTGATGATTGCATTATCAACTTCTACTTCTTTGATCATATCAACAACTTTAGCGTAAGTTACTGCGCCACCATTAGTGCCGATTGCAACTACGTTAGTGCTGCCGTTGCCGATGATACCCGTAGGCTCGTTAGAACCGCCGCCTTCGATAGCAACTTCGTCAATCTTTCGTGCGAAAGTATTAACGATGTCGTTACGGAGAAGCTGTTCAACGCTGGGATCGCTCTGCATCATAAGCTTGCGCGAAACATCAACATATGCGGCCAGAGTCTTTGGCGACATCACGACTTGACTGAATACTGCTGCGCCTTCAGACGGTGCTGAACCTTCAGCAACGAATGCTGAGTTGCTTACAGAAGTAGCCAGTTTCGGGATAGATACATCGCCTTTCAGACCTTGCATTACCCTTGCGCCAAGCTGCGTGATAGCCAGTCGAGCATAAAGTGCTTCAACGAACTGATCAGCCATGTGATCGGTAGAAACAAGATAACCACCTTGGCTATCTGTTCCAACAGTTTGATCACGCTTGCCCCAGTTGATGTTGGCAGGAACATAGAAGCCACGAGCTTCTTTGCCAGCACGTCGAGCAATCTCGTCTGAGATTTCACGCTCATAACCAGCGTCACGCCAATCGTTAGAGACTTGAGCCTTGATAGCGCGAAGCAGGCTGTATTGACGCTGTTCCTTCGGAGCAATGTCTACAACAGCAGCAGGCGTTTCAAGCGGCTTGTCATTACGGATAGCTTCGAGCAATTCGCCACGGAATTGTTCTACGCTTACACCGCGTTCTACAGCTTTGTCAGCGAGTTCACGCTGATTGTGATGCTTTCCAAGTGCAATGATTTCAGCGGCTGAACGGAACGCAGCAGCCTTAGCTTCTTCACCAACTTGGCGAACATCGACTGAGTTTTCTTCAACAGTCATTGGGATCACCTCTTTATTGGGTTGAGTTTTTGATCGGCCTACACCGACGAACTTAGAAGAATCAGCAGGGATTGAAACAATGGAAGCCTCCATTGGAGTCCAACTAGCCCTGAAGTATTCTTTGCCATTGTCGCCTTTGGCTCGAACCATTCGATTGATGCTATAACCGACACTAATGTTTTGCTTAATGCCTGCTTTCACATCTTCAAAAACCTCTTGAGCTAAGGCAGATTTTCCAAATTCCACCAAAGCAACGGTTCGCCGCTGCTTCTCGTCAAGGTAAAATTCACGCACTACGCCAATCTGTTCATTCATATCATGATTGTTCAGCAGCGGTGCGCGACCCGAAGACATAAACTCCATGTCTATATCTTCAGGATTATGGCTTAAAACTTCTAAGCCAAATTCTCGTTCTACTGGCGTTTCGCTTGAAACACCAATACGGACGATTCTTTTATCTTCGTCGATGAATCCACGATCTAATTGAATAGACCGATAAACGATTTCTTCAGCCGAAAACCGACCTTCGATATCGTCTTTCATCGCGTCGTAATCTTCATCGCGTTCTTCAGATGATTCTTCTACGACTTCTTCAACATCCATGTGATGCTTCTCGAATTCGATTACGAATGAATCTTCTGTTTCTTCAACATTAATGATATGTCTTTCCATATCTTTAGACTCTATTGCAGGTTCAAATTTAATAGGCTTGAAATCATGCTCATCAAGCCATTGTTTAGCTTCTGCCACGGAATATCTATCAGCGTCAAAACGGATAGATTGTAATTCCGACTTTCCTTCTTTAATCCCTAAGATTATATCAATTCCTTCGCCTAATTCATTAGTTAATCTTCGGAATTCATCGTATTTAGCAGGATCTTCTATTCTGGCTGCGTGTTCATTCGGATAGGGTCTTTGTTCTGCCCTATCGTCTTTGAGGCTTTCAACGATCTTCTTGGACCAGCTAAAGCCTGGATCACCGCCCCACAAGGCCCAAGCAATCCTGCCATTAGATGGATAACCATCTTCTCCTGCATCAAATCCTTGGCCTTTCTTATCGACTTCATGCCTAGAAAAGAACGAATACATTCTTTTCACAGTATCTTCCGAAAGGTTCTTGTTATTTACAATGTCCCTGGCTCTGGCAATGCCGACTTCAGTTCCACCACGGCCAAACTCAGAACGCCAATCAAGGCCCTTCTGGGCTTCTTCAACCATTCCTTGAGTTGGCTTATAACTCGCCATCTTCCGTACCTTGCACGTCAGGCTCTACTGGTGCTTTGATGCCAAATGGCTGGAATGCGGTCTTGATTCCGTATTGTTCAGCAAGCCGTTCTTCACGTTCATGCTGTTCAAATAGTTCTTCCACGTCTCTTCCGTAATTGGATTCGATGTCTTGATACGTGACGATGCCATTCTGCAAGCCTTGGATGTTTGCAGCCATTTCTTTCTGCGGATCAACCCAGCCCCAAGAACGCGGAATAAATGAGACGTTATCAGCAAATTTGTCGTATTTCTGAATCGGTAGATTGATCGCAGATAACATTGCCTTTGATAACCAGTTCATGAAGATCGGTTCAATGAAATGCTCGATCATGAACTTCTGAAGCATTCGATATTGATCGCGATCTTCTAGGCTTCCAGCACGTAAGGAAGAATAATTGACCGAAGACAAATCATTGGACAGGCTGTGATAGCTGATGTTCAAACCCGAAGCGATACTTCTCAGCATCGCAGTAGAGAACGATTCAAATGCCGTTGTCGGATGCGTTGGATCGAATGGAGTAAACGAAACCCCAGCGGGAAGCTGCTCAAATGATCCAGGCTGCGCGTCCATGATCGGCGTGTATTCGTCTTGGACATCATCCCCAACATAGCCATCACCAGCAGGTGAAGTGAAGAAACCCATCTTCGCGGAACTGACCCTAGACGCTACCAGTTCGCTTTCATAATAGCCATTCAACATCTTGATTGAAGACATTACTGACGCAATGAACGGATAACCCCTGGTCTGTTCTGGTCTTTGCCTGATGAATGCGTGGGTTATATCTTCTGCTGGGACTCGAATCGTTTCAGTCTTTTGCGTGTACCCGTAATCATGGGGATGGTCTTTATACATATGATAAGCGACAGGCTGTTTCTTATCATTGACTTCAACGCCCATGATGATCCTGTTGCCGTTGGTATAGAATTCGTTCTTGGTATCAACCAGATGATCAGCTTCTAAGAACTGAATCTTGTATCCGAATTCGGAATTAGGATCTCTAACGTGCCTGATTAAAACTTCACCATCTCTAGCTAGAGCTTCGATGAACATCTTCTGGCAGTCAAGAAACGATAATTGACCATCGACCGTGCAATTACCCTTCTTCGACCACTTTTTCCATGATCGTTCGATGATCGTGTTGCCGATCACATCCAGGGTCTGATCTTCGTTTCTAGCTTTTACATTGACACGAACGCCGTTATGACCTACAACATTGGCGCTGAGTAGATTAAGATAACGCGCAACATACGCATCATTCCGCGATAATTCGCGTGAACGGTTTCGCAGCGTTACCAGTGCGTGTCTTAATTCCTGATCAGCGCTAGAACTAGAACCGAAAAAGTCGGTAAATAACCGACCTGTCGAAGCGCCTTTGAATGAACGGGCAAATCTAGCGACCTTCTGCCGTTCCTTTTTCCTAAACGGATTCCACGCCATTAGAATCTGACTCCGATCATGTTTCCTGTGGACTTCTTATTCTTGATTCTAGCCTTCTGAAGCTCACGATTATATTCAGCTTTGTAGTAATCACGAAACTGTAGAAGTTCCGTTACGGACATTCTTGAAAGGCTTCTTCCAGCGATGCTGAATGAACTCTGGTCTATTGTTGCTCTATTCTGGATGACTGCTTCAATCGCATCTAATGCTTTCTTCGCGTGACTTCGCTGATCTGCGTTAGTGTCTGCATAATTATCAACGACAAGTGTGATACCATTATCAACAGCGACTCGTTGTGAATCAGACGTTCGCGTGATGAATGCATACCATTTATAAGTGGTTGCGTTATAAGAAGCAGTGGTTGTAGATGGAACTTCTACAATATATGCATCAGTGGTTTCTGACGCAGTGATAGTAAATTGATTGCTTGCGCCGCCACCATCAACGAATTCATACGTTAAGGCATATGTGCTTGTGGGATAATCGGAAACTAAATCAGTCCGCTTCCAGACCCAACGATCACCTTTGACAAGCGTTTCTGGTTCTTGCAGCGGATAATTATCCCGATCAAAAAGATTAGCCATTTCACCGCCATGCGTTTACATAATTAGACCTTGGCCTTTGAATTATCTGTCGTTGGATAACAGGTCTTTCAGGCTCAGGCTCTTCTATTTTTTCAGGTTTTATCCTAATGTCAATTTTATCAGCGATTGTGTTGACATTCGTGTTGATTATAGCATAGGCCGCTAGTGCATATACATAGCAATCTAACGCTTCATTCCTTGCGCGAATCTTCTGAAAAACCCGTCTTTTATAACCCCTGACGAACTTAGTTACAATCTTTTCTGCTGTAAGTTGTCTGAAATACTCATCATTCAATGTGTCTGAAAAGTGAATATATCCAGACCCTTCTTCTTGGATTCTTAGACGTGCGAATAATAAATCTTTTGCGGTATCTACTCCAACAGGGAAAAGTCTGCATTTGACGATGTTATTTCTCGATGGCTTGCCTGCGATTGGCTTGCCTTCGCCTGCAATACCTTTGATTGCGAAGACTCGTTTGGCGAAATTCTTATGAGCATACTGATAAACGGTATTCGTAAAGTGACCGCCTGAATCGATTGCTGTGGCCCTTACCCCTAATGTTCGACCATCTTCAGCCTCGAAAGTTCTGGCAAGCTGCGAATCCAATGCAGTCCATAATTGTGGCGTTGAAGGATCGCCGTAAAGAATCTGATGTTCTAAGACCCATGATTCTTCATCTCGGCCAATGCCGATAAAACTTAACTCGATTCGATCATCTTGAACGTCTGCGCCGACTACGATAAGAACAACACCTTCAGGGACTTCATTGAAGTGTTCCTTGCGTTCTATCAGATTGAATTCGTCGATAGACTCACCTTCGTCTTCCCAAGACTCGCCCCAGTAAGTATTGCAAAAAACCTTTAGCTGTTCAGGATTCTTCTTAACTGATAAGAATTCTCTGACTCCATCACTTAATGGTGTCCAAGGCGAATAAAGCCCTGATATCTTGAATCCTGCTATTCCGTTGAATTCTTTACCAGCGACCCACTGACCGTTTCTTACGGACCATCGACGATCAGCATCAGACCATAGACATCCGCATTCATCACATAAATAACCAGCCGTCTCAGGATCGTCATCCTGCCATCTGACATTGGCCCATTTCAAAACCTGTTGATGATCGCAGTGTTTACAAGGCACATAGTATTCACGCATATCAGACTTTTCATAAGCGTCTTCGATCCTAGAGACGCCTTTGATCGTCGGAGTAGAAACCGCGATGATCTTGCGATTCCAGAACGTAGACGTTCGCTTCCTGGCTAGCGCAAGTGGATCACCTTCGCTTCCTGCTGACGCTGGGAATCTATCGACTTCATCGGCTAGAACGACTCGAATAGGACGCGAAGCTAACCCAGCAGGACTGTTAGCCCCGACCAGACTAAGACTGCCGCCAGGGAAGATCTTGTGAAGTGTCGTATTGTTAGAATCTCTAGCCCGTGGATCTTTGACCTTACCCTGAAGAACAGGCGTAGCACGTAAAAGGCCGTTAGCGATCCTGTCTTTAGAAAAGGCTTGAGCCATAGACTCTGTAGGCTGAAGCATCAGGATGGGGCAAGGATCGTGATCGATGTGAAACCCTATGATATTTAGAAGGGCTTCAGACTTACCCAACTGAGCGCCAGCCATCACAACGACTTCTTTGATCTTTGGATCTGAGCAAGCATCCATAATGCCGCGTTGGTATTCGGCCCTGCTGGTATACCATTGCCCAGCTTCTGAACTCGTTTGGCTATCTAGCTTTCTGCAAGTATCTGCCCAAGAGCTAACCGTTAGCTTCGGCGGTGGGTTCAGAATCTCCATTCCATTCAAAAGAATCCTTCTGGCTTTCGATATGCTTTCCATAACTTATAAGCTCCAACAATGCCTCATCAACTAGCGCCTGAAGAATATCCATTATTGTTCCCGTATCAGATTCGTCCCTAATAAGCGGGGCTGCCTTAGAAGGAATTGATATAAGTTTAGACTTCATATCTATAAGAATCGATTCCCATTCCTTAGCTACTTGCTCCGTCGGAACTAAAATCTCATTTAAATGGTCTAGTTCAATTTGTGCTTTATCTGCTTGGATTTTAACTAATCGGGATTTTTCTAGTTGAAAATCTACGGGCGCTGATGGATTGCCAGCCATTCTTTCTTGCAGATATCTGATATATCCTTGGACTGCTGGCGCTAACTCGTATCTATTACGCTCAGTCTTCGGGATAACCCCTTCTTTGACAAGCTGCTGGACCCTTCGTTCAGTTAAAAGCAACAACCTTGCAATAGTCGCAACTGGGTATGTGGGCGCTCCAGCTTCACTCATTTGATTTCTTCAGATCGTTGAATTTTCTACCATCTTCGTGAATAGCTTCTTTGCCAGTGAAGTCCTGCCATCGATTAACGATCACGTCGCAGTATTTCGGATCAAGTTCCATCATATAGCAATCGCGTCCTGTCTTTTCACAGGCAATAGCGGTTGTGCCGCTGCCGCCGAATGGGTCAAAAACAATTCCCGTATTTTTAGCCACAATTTCTATTCCGCGTTGCGGCAACTCAACGGGAAAGCAAGCCTTGTGGTTTTCAGTCTGCGATCCTGTATTGTTGACTTGCCAAAAATTGCTTGTCACCTCCTTTACAGCCACGGGTTGCTTGTTTGTTGAAAAAACATAAATAGGTTCCCAATCTCGCATGAGCGATCCCTTAAAAGGGATAGTGCTGCTTTTTTTCCAGCATATCTGTTCAACAAGATAAGACAGCCTTCCTGATATTTGTTGGATATACTCAAATCGAGACTTGGCGTTATAACTGACATTCCAAAAGATGAAACCATCTGTGAAAGCAAAGCACATTTCCAAAACGGAAGCCGCGAAATCCACATATTTTTGAGATGGTAGATTATCGGAATATCCATCCGCATAGAGTTTGACGCTTTTTTTCTTATTGAAAATGTCGCCCTGCCCAGCTTTTGCGTCTGCGTTGTAGGGTGGGGATGTAAACACCATGTCAGCCTTCCGTTTATCCATTAGCCGATCCACTGCATCAATGCTCGTACTATCCCCGCACATCAATCTATGATTTCCCAGAATCCAGATATCGCCTTCAACTGTGACAGGATCTTCAGGTACTTCAGGAACCTGATCTTCGTCAACTAAACCGTTTACTTGCTCTGGTAGCAATAGATTCTTCAGCTCGTCATCGCTGAATCCAGTTAGGCTGAGATCAAAATCATTCTCTTCAAGATTGCCTAGTTCTAGCCTTAAAAGTTCATCATCCCATCCAGCATTAAGCGCCAGCTTGTTATCTGCAATGATGTACGCTTTCTTTTGATTATCTGTCAGATGATCCAGGCGCAAACAAGGGACTTCGGTTAGCCCTAACTTCATAGCCGCTTGGACTCTGCCATGACCAGCGATGATCATATTATCAGCGTCGATCAAAACAGGATTTGTGAACCCGAATTCTTTGATGCTAGCAGCCACCTGATTTACTTGATCTGGCGAATGAGTCCTGCTGTTATTGACGTAAGGGATCAGCGCCTCGACTGACACGCTTTCTAGGTTTTGTGTTTTCTTTTTTGTCATAGTAACCGAAACGAATGATTATTTTCTGTCGCTAGGCGAACGCCGCGCTCGCGAATTACC